AAATCGTCAATTCTGAAATTCATGGTTTTTATTATTTAAAGTTAAATGTTTAGTTTAGTCGATGTATATTTCGTTCCAGTGAGTGACAAGCCCACTATCTGTTACTTCAGAGATTACAAACTCTTTGTTACGCAAATGCTCAGGTCGAGCACCACAACTGATTTCATCTGTTGTTTTGAAACTTAAAAAGTTTTTGTCTCCTTTACGATACAGGTAACCTATTGCATCAGCATTTGATGTTGTGATGCGTTTCAATTTTCCTGTTAAGTCTAAGTCTAGTGCTGAAAATTCAGCTCCATTTTTTTCTAATAGAGTGTCTTTAATATGACCTATTAGAATGATATTATCCGCAGCGTGACGGATGAGTTCAATAGCTCTGGTAAATGCTTCACGCAACCAGGGATATCCTGCACCATTGGGTAGGTTTAGAATAGAACCATATTTTGGTTTTCCTTCTGTAAACCAATTTTTACCCATTGGTGAATCACTGTACAATCGCTCAGCTACCGGAATACACATGTCTTCTAGTGCTGTGATTGTGTCAATAGCAATGTATTTGTACGGTTTACCCGCTTCAATAATTGCTGATACAATTGGTTTGATGTCTTGCGCAGAACTTACTTTTAGCTTCATAGCTTCTAAGTAATCTGTTCCATTCTCTAAGTCGAGAATTAAACAGTTCTCAAGTCCTGCAAGCAAGCTTGTCTTACCAACTTTTGGTTTACTAAAAATCACAAGTGTCTTAGGACTTTTAGTTAGTGCTGGTGATTTCTTTGTCGGGAGTACAATTCCCGGCGCAGAAACAGCTGCTGGTCTTTTTGCTTCTGTCGTTGCTGTCATACTATTTGTTTTTCAAAATGACCTTATTTAACCAAGGTTTGTTAGAAACAGGTTTGTTTTGGATAATTGCATACAAGTCACGTACAGTAAGCTTGTTAAAATTAGCATCCTCTTGCTCACCTTGTTCTAAAAAAGTTGCAACTTCTTCTTCTGTTCTTTCAGTAGAAGCACTACGTAAATCATTGTAGCTTACAACTTTCTGTAATTTTTCCGCTTTAATGGTAAAACTACCATTACCACGATCTTCATATTCACTCTCGAAGTTTGGATTATACCTTAGCAAGTATAGTGTCCTATCTTCATCAATTACGTCATATTGAAAATTGACGTACTCTACAAGCATATCACCTTTAGATAGCTCGGTTGCATAACAGCTAATTACATCATAGCTTTTACCGGAAGGTTTGTATAATACTTTTGGGACAACATACATTCCTTTGAATGTAGTAGCAACTAAAGCTTCCTTCCAAAAATCTTTAATTGCTTTCGTTTTTTCGATTCTTACTTCAGAATCTGGTTTTGTGTAAGTAGGTTTTTCTTCAGATAATGGTGTTGAATACATACTTTACTTTTTAATTGGTACTGTGGATACGGGGTAATAAGGGTGTGTTTCTTCTAGTTCTAGTAAGTTCATTTTTTTAAACTCACCTAAAAACCAAAGCATACCTGTTTCAGAGTTACGTGATTTTAATATATGCACAGCCATTACGTTTTTGTCATGAATAACAAAACCAGGTGCGCCATATTCAAATATGTTGAAATCTGCAGGTCTGTTAATTGCAATTAAGGTGTCTGCATGTTGCAGTAAAGCATCTGAACCAAACACATCACTAGGTGTTGGAAAGTTTCCAGCACTTCGAGGTTTTCTTCGTTCTACACCTTCAATATCCCTATTCATCTGAGTAAGGACAATAAACATGCAGTTATAAGTTCGTTTTAGTTCGGTAAGAGCTTCACCTAATCCATACAGTTTATCTGTAACAGAACGTTCTTCAGAACTTCCTTTTACAAGAAGAGTATGGTCTAAGGTTATAATTATTTTTCTATCTGGCATATGTTCAGCATATATACGCACTGCTTCCTTGATACCAGCTACTGTCTGTGGTTTTTCAACAGAATAAATTGGTAAATCTTTTGGAATAGATGCGACATATCTACGAGCTGCTTCAAAATCTGCATCAGACAAAGCGTAACCCACACTATTCAATTCATGCATACTTTTACTTAATGCACCAGCGAGTTCTCGTTGAGCACTAGTTCTTGTAAGCATCTCAAATTGAAAGTCTAATACAGCAATCTTGTCTTTAGGATTAAGATTAAATGCTTGACGTGAAATAATTGAAGACATCAGGGTTTTACCTGAACCTGGTCTTCCTGCAATGACGTTGATTGTGTTCCAATCAAGTCCTCCCATGATGGCATTGTTAAATCTTTTCCATGGGGTTACTAGAGATCGTACTTCACCGATCTTTCTTTTATAAATGTGATCGAGTGCTTCCGCATATCCTACACTAATGTGTTTATATGCACTAGGAAGCGATGTTGGTTTATTCATGGATAGTAAATGGACTGCTAAGATATACAAAATGTAGAACTACAACAAGAAATTCTCTAAAATATTACCAGGTTATTGGTGGTAGTCCTGATGATTCTTGTAATTGATTACATTTGTTGAATACGTCTGAGCAATCCCATTGCTGCTGTTTAGCGTAAGCAGCACTAGCTGGATGGGAACAAAATAGTTTATTCGGATTAAACAAGAGAAAATCCCCGAATTCTGCCGCTTTTTTCCCCATAAATATCCACGTAATATCATTACGTTTGTGGTTAAGTATATCTATGAGAAATACAATGAAGGGATACCAAATGTCGTAGTGTCGACCTATCTTACCAACTTCTGTTGTAAGAGCTGTGTTCAACATTAAAACACCTTGGTTAGACCATCTAGCTAAATCTGGTGATTGTTCAATCTTAGTATCTTGATATACAGTGCGTTGTATAGCTTCTTGTATATACCTCAAAGATGCTTCAGGTTTCCCTGTTTTAGAACAAGAAAAAGCTATTCCATCAGCTACACCGATTTGTGGGTACGGATCTTGACCTACAATGACAACCCTTAGTTTGTCATAAGGACACTCTTCAAAAGCACGAAAAACATCCTTTAATGGTGGCGTAAATCTGTTACCATCCTGAACAGTTTGTTCAAGAGTGCAGAAAATATTTTTGAATTCATTGCTGACCAGAAAGCTTTTTAGTATGTCTGACCAGCCAGATTGTTTAAGTTTCTGAGAAAGCTTTTCAGCTATCTCTTCACAGTTTGGTTTTGTTGTTGCCATTTTTATAATTCTGTATAATAAGTTGATATTATATACGTTTATTGCTACATTTGTAGAACTTATAAAAAACATGTATGAAAACAACCACACCTCAAAACCCAAAAGAGGAAAAAATTCAAGTAATTGATAGCTCAGCTATTGTATCTATGGAGATATCTGCCGGCTTTCAGTCGCGCATGGTTGCTTTGACAGAGTTTATTGTCAATCAAAATGCTATGAAAGAAGGTCAATTGGATGCGGAAATTATTAATAATGCGCATCAAGAAATCCAAAATCAAAAGATTAGTACTCCTTGGGTACAGCATTATGAAACATGTTTGATTTTTGTCTACGAGTTTGAAAAACTAGCAAAAGAAAAAGGTTTTGTACGAGATGCTACCGACGAAGATTTAGCGTAAGTAGCATCCAATATCATTACCAATTTGTAAACAGGTTTCAATTACATTAGAAAGTTCTCCTTTAGAGCAGTCTGCTAGACTTTTATAAGTAGTTCTTCCTTCATGAGTTTTTATATACAATCCTGTTTTTTCTTTTACATGTGCTTTCATTTCCTCAAATGAATGACCTGTGTAGTTGGCAAGTTCACGGATAAGGACATGTGCATATGCAACTTGACTTAAAGTTTTATCTGCTTTATGCAAGTTCATAAATGCTTCAATAGTATCACCTTCATGAAGCGTTTTAAGGAACAGCTTGTACTTTGCTTCCTCAACAGAGTTAGCTGGTACAAGCTGTCCTTCTTTTATAGCAAATCGAATTATTTCGTTATGCATAAGTATTTTCTAAGATTTGGATTTTTGTAGGATCTAAGTCTTCTAATGCTTTGTTAACCCAGGTTTCATCAATTGTATTCTTATACATAAGAATATGTATTGTTGCTGTTTCATCTGGACTAAGACGTAATAGTCGACCTATTCTTTGTGTACTTTTTCTCTCATTACTATAAGCATGCATAATAATACATGATCGTAGTTCAGGTATATTAACACCTTCGTTAAGAGAAAGAACACAACTTAATCTGTCAATCTCACCGGTTTTAAATGCAATAAGATTTTCTTCACTGTATTGGTTATTACTATGATAACTGTTTGGTAAAATACTATCCGCTTGAGCTTGTGTGTTACAGAAAACTAAACACTTACCTTCAATAGTTTGAAGAAGTCTTTTAGCATAACGCATCTTACCAGGATACCCCATTAGTGAAGTCATTCTCATTATTCTTGTAATCTGCTCATCTTTTGGACCAACAGCATTGTGAACTCTCTCGCACCAGTAAGCATAATTAGCTTTCTCGCTTGAGTAAAATTCTTTTTTTGTTGTCTTAACGAGATAATCTTTTCTATCAGAAAGCTCAATAGGATGAATTATAATCCGATAGTCATTTAAAATACCGTCTTCAACAGCATCGTCAGTAATATAAGTATATACAATAGGGCAGAAGCGGTCTACCATGTACCCTTTCTCGCTGTTTTTAAAACGAGGAGGTGTACCCGTCAGTCCTAAAATTATTCCACCAAAAGTTGCTAACCACAACTCATGAGAATAAAGTAGACTGTGACATTCGTCTAGATAAATAGCATCATACGCAGCGTGATCTTTTTTAGTAAGACTTAAGTATGTAGTAAACTCCATACAGTCTTCTAAATGAAAAAGCGCAAACTTCTTAGCGTCATCAACCCAAGTCGTAAAAATAGACTTTTTGGGTGCTACAACTAAGAATTTGCGCAATCCATGATTGACATACAAGTCATTCATATGTTTTAATCCTATGAGAGTTTTACCTACACCCATAGAAATTCCAAGACCGCTGCGAGTTTTACCAGCAACAGATTCTAAAGCCTGTTGCTGGATGGTCTCGCGATTATTCATTATCTGATTGGTTGTCGGGGAGTTCTTTTAATTACAGGAGCATCTTGAACTTCTTCTACTGGAGTTTGTGCAAGAGCTACAGGTTGTTTACGTGGACCACGTTGTTTTTTAGGTCCAGGATTAGTTTGCAGATTTTTCTGAGACTTTTCATTAGACTCTTGATTACCACCAACAGTTCTAGTTTTGTCAACCCAGAAAAATCCAAGTAATTTCAACATTAAAAAGCGACGAAGACTGTTTGGTTTTACTTCATACCACAAACAGAATCCTTTTTCTGCAAGTGCATCTTCTTTAGATGTTGCACCAAGGCAATAATAACCTACAAATGTTCTCATAGTTTTGATTTAAAAATTAATTGTTATACTCTAGATTCGGAAAGGTTTAATTCTTTTGCTTCTTTTGGATGCTCTTCTACCCATTTGTGACAGTTGAGACATAACTGAACCCAGGTAGATGTGTCGAGGTAATATTTTCCTCGTCCCCGTTTATGGTGTATTGTAAGAATTTCTGGTCC